TTTCAATCTTTAGAATCCCTTGTAATTCATTAAAAGGAATCACACCGCCCGAAGTTTCAAACTGAATCCCCCAATAAAGGGTATCAACTGTTAACGCATTAGTGTCTAACGGCCCTATATCAAATCGAGCCACAATCCTTTGACTATTACTAGCTTCAGTATCAACAACAATTTGAGTCGGGGTAGTCTTAATAATCTTAGATCGGGAATCATCTAAGTCGGGCAAAGCAATCAAATCTTTAGCTACGAATTTAAGTTTCCCACCCGTTAACCCCGTCCCCGTTACTGTAACAGTGACGGGGATTGTCCTCTGTCTTTCTAATATAAATCCATTTAACGGCGCTCTATCTACAAAAGCATTGATCATAATTAATTTTTCTTTTTAACTCCAATTAATTTTATCAGCTTGGCAGGGATTCTTTTGAGCAACAATTGTGGTTTGACGGGTATATGTTCCTGGGGTCAAAACTTTCAACTTAACGCCGGGCAACTTCAAGGTTTGTGTTGGCATCATCGGGTTAACCATAGGAGGAGGTAAACCCGGGATGTTGAAATCTAATTGATAACCCGCTACATACTGTCTAAGGGTGTACAAAGCATTCCGGTAAAGGATAGCCCCAAATCCCATATCTCCCCCCATTTGTGGGTTTTGCATCTGTTGAAAATGCACCACCGCAAGGGAAGCGACCGTCAAATCCTCAACAATAGAACTAATAATCTGTAAGGCATCGCGGGCATTTGAAGGTATTGGCAACTCATAAACAAAGTTAAGAATTGAATTTACCTGAGCCTCAATTTGACTGCCTTTTTGATCCAACAATTCCAGGTCAACTTCCTTAGCACCAAAGCTAGATCCAAAGGGAACACCCGACGCGGTTGTACTGAGTTCAAGCCTCCCTCTTAATATTCGAGCTATGCGGTCAGGAGTTGTGTAAATCATTGGATCAAAATAGATTCTTTTAATTCGTCCCAAGACTTCCCTCTAAGTGGGATTCTTGTATCTAAATCCTCAACAGAGGTAAAGGGTTGTTGCTCCCGTGCTTTGTCAAGTTTAGTGGCGATCGCAGCACCAACACCTGGCAATTTAGAAAGCTCGTCAATCGTGGCTTTATTAATATCTGTTTTGGGTAAAACAGCACCAACAACAACGGTTTCAGTGGGAAAGGCTTTGGGAATTGTACTCGGAGCTTCTACCGAGAATGAGATGCTATTCTCAACTTTCACGTCCGAGTTATTGATAGTTGGGGTTAATACTGCATCAGGGTTTTTTGGTTCATCCTGTTGCAAAATATCAACCCGTGCTAACACTTCCTCTGGTAATTCGCCAGGGTTATAGATTCGAGGGTGATAGACATTCCCTCGATTGACCGCCATTTTGAGAAGTTTTACAGGTCTAGTGGTATCTATCATGCGACTGTCCGACCTCCTAATAAGTCAGGCTGTGGGAAGAAAGGAACCATTTTGCCAACGCAGTAGGAACGGTCACGGGGTGGGGATGTTTGCAATTGTTCAGTCTTCACAAATAAACCCGATCTCCCTTCATTCTCAATCGTGGGGCCGAATAATCTTTTGCCCATGCCAGCAGTCAGGAAACAGTAGGCATTGTCATTCAGGTAACGACCTTTGACCGTTTGACCCGGCGCGGTTTCGATCTCATACTGAGCATCGTAAATCTCTAATTGAGTTTTGGACATTGCCAGTTGAGGGACAACCCGCATTAGAATCTCAGGGGAAACGGCACTAGCCACACCCGCAGCCGGAACATTAGACAACATCCCAGTAGATAACGCTCGGTTACGGGTTGATTCTTGACGGCTTAAATGGATAGCCAACCGATTAGACATCACAATCTTGTCGGGGTAATATCCTTTCTTGTCGTAGAAGTTGAGTAAGTGATCTTCAATATCCTGCAACCCTGTGGCTGTAGTGTAAGCATCCCATTTAGCCGTCCCAGATAAGGCTGTAGGATACTGATCGGCTGTAGTGGTATAAGCCAATTTAGCCGTTACACCGGATCGGGGGTCGGTATAACTAACTTGACCCGACTGTAAAACTTGCCAAGTTAAGACGTTGGCTAGTTTGATCACCCGTGGCTGCAAACTAGCGACGGAGCCGTAAAGCATATCAATGAATGTCTGGGACATATTGCCCGGTAACATCCGTTTAAACTTCAGCATTTGCTCCTGCTTTTTCTCATCCCAGTTGTGGGCGATCGCCAGCTTAAAGAAGTCTCCATCAAACTTAATTAGACTTCCTGCACCCGTTGAGACAACCTCACCATCAACGGAAATCACGGAAGCGATTGCTAGGTTTTGTTTAACAAGATATGCCAACACATCAGGGTCATCGGAAAACTCAAGGGTGACAAAATCATCCATCAGTTTGTATTGACTCAGAACGCCGGGGTCGGGTTTTTTGCCCATCCGTTGTAGGAGGGATTCTTTATCTGGGTCAATCAAGAATTGAAAAGTATCTTCATACAGGAGTTGAACCTGCGCAGCCGATACGTTATTTAAGAAATCTGCAATATACATTAATCAAGTCCCTCCGTTAAGGAATAAAAGTTAGTTTCGGCAGTTGGCTTTGGATGTCACCGTCAATGTATGGCAACGCATTAATATAAACGACACCACCTGAGTATGGAGCGATAAACTGATCTCCGTCATAGAGCGAGATAGTGCTATTCAACACTCCGACAACAACATCCCCAATCGTGCCGATCTTGGCTCCAATAGCTAGGGAGGCGTTACCACCTTGAGGGGTGATCGTCAAGGTTCCGATTGCAGTGGTCACATCAGCAACCGCAGTCCCTAAAGTGTTAGCAACGCCCTGAGCTACCGTTACAGCCGTGGTAAAGATGATTCCTTCCTGGTCTGTAGTCAGTGTCAAAACACCGCCCGGAGTTGTTACTCGGATTTCTTCTAAGGGAGAAGACCCAGATTGTGCTTTGGTGATAGCCGCTTTTAGACCATCGGCAACGTTCTGATTTGATGCAGCCGTGGCAACGAATGAAATCGGAGCGTCATTGATGGAAACGGTAAAGATATTGCCAACAGCAACCGAAGCAAAGGTAACGGTTGTAACTTGTCTTTGAGTCAAAGAATCAATACCCGTCACAGTCCCAAATAGCGGGGCTGTAGCTGCACGAATAGCGGTTTCTTCTGTGTACCGTGAAACCCCTGGTGCTGCAATGTAGCGAAGTACATCTCCAATCTTGAAAACCTGGGGGCATTCCACAATTACAACAGTTTCGCCGGAAACATAGGGAGCGAGAATCTTAGCCCGACCTAAAGGACGATGACCGCCTGTAGATTTCTTAGCAAGAAAAACACCCGCAGGAACGGATTTAGATCCTGCAATAGATGGGATGTCCGACTCCTCTAAGCAGCAAGAAAACGCGGCTTCGGTATTGGTATTAACCGCGATAACTGGGGGGTCTGAATAAAAACGGGTTACTTTCATTTGTTACTCCTAAACGTATCCATTGCGGGTGCGGAATGATTGAATGGACTGCACATCTTCATGGGAGAAGTCTGTGTCAATCGGGTCGTTAGCCATTTGTCCAAATTGAGCGATAGGGCCGCGAGCGTTGGCAATATAAAGGTAATATTGCAGACGATCTAACTGTTGACCCGGTGGGACGCTTAACCCTTCACAAGCCGAGGAAAATTGAGCCGTCCGATCTTGACCCGTTTCAAATTCTCCAATCAGCAGTCGGCGCTCATGGGTTGTTAAAATCCCAGCGGCAATCATCTGATCACATTGCCGTTCGATAGCTCGGAGGGTTTCTCCAATGGCTTGCCGTTCCTTGAGGGCTTCAAATTCGGCACGGAGTCCGATGTCAGCATTCATGGTGACAACGGGTTCAGCATGAATGCCTTCACTGAGGGAATAAGAATCATTGGGAGATCCCCCTAACTCAGTAAAAGCATTGGCAGCCAGATTAACGAAATCGTTATAATCTTGACCGTTTAACTGAAAAGCGTCTGCTAATTCGGCGGCGGTTTCGGGTTCGATTGCCAGCGTCCCATCAAACAGGCTAGAAATATCTCGCCCGTCTAATCCGGTGATCTCACTGACAACAGCAACACCATCATCAATTGAGTTGAAACGTTGCTCAATCAAACCCGCTAAAGTTTGACCAAATCCCTGAGAAAAAGAAGCAACATATCCCATGTTTTGGGAGTATTCTTCCATCTCATCTTCATCTTCCATCTCGCCTTCATCTTCCATTCGAGATTCTTCTACGTCAATTCCAAAAATTTGATAAAGAGTAGAAGCAAAATCTTCAATCCCTTCAGCGATTACATCATCCATTTCTTCTTCGCCCAAAACTTCCCTATCCTCTTGATCAAGGGCAGATTGAGCTAATTCAAGAAATGCCGAAAATGTTTCTGCTGAATCGTGAACTTCCTCGAAAGTTGTTGACTCTAAGATTGCTTGAATTTGACTAAGTGAATCCACTTTATTTCCTCCTAACTTGTTCTACAACGATTTTTCCATTTTTGGTACGGCAACGACGGGAAAACGTTTTTCCTATGCCGATACCGATAGCAGCTTCAGGTCTTGTCAAGATGAGAAGTCCTTGCTTAACTTTTGGGCGTTTTTCAAGGTATTCTCTATTGTTTTGCCTGAGTTGACTACGACCATATAAAGCACACCTCCAATTGCAGCCGTACCATATAGTAAGGCATTGAAAGAAGCTAATTGATTTCGATGTTTAACCTTCCTAATAATAATCATTTTCTGTTTACCCGTTCTATGATTATTTTGCCCTTTTTGGTTTTCCGCCTTCGAGTGAAAGCAGATCCGCCAGTTCGACCTTTATTGGCTTGGGCAACAGGGAGCATAACCTGTCTTAAAACCTTGGGATCTCGAAGATTTTTGCCCTCAGATTTTGCAGAATCTAAAGCCTTTTGCAAGGTTATTCTTTGACGTTCTGCCCCTTTATTTACCCGTTCTATTCGACCAAACGGATTAAAACCAAATTGAGCTAAAGAAGGGGATCTTATTCTTCTTATAATTATCATCGTTTTTTCACCCTCTCAACAACTACTTTACCGTTTTTGGTTTTTCGTTTTCTAGTAAAGTACATACCAGCACCGACAACAGCACCAGTAGCTGCAATTCCTAAAGCCATTTTCCCGTAGATTCCTGCTATACGCTTGCCAAACGCACGGTTCTCTTGGGGATCGGCTCTGAATCTGTTGACTCGATTAATATACTCATCTGTCTCATTTTTGAAATCGGGGTTATTGTAATATTGCGGGTTTCTTTTTTGAAAGTTGTTAATTTGCCATTCCAGAACATCACCTCCTTTTCTTCCAAGCCAATCATAAAATCCGAATTGAGCCGTTAAATGATTTGTATATTGATTTCGATTAGCACCCCTTCTAATAATTATCATCGTTTAACCCTCTCGACAATCTGTTTACCGTTTTTGGATCTACGCCTACGGATAAAGTAAGCACCCGCACCAACCGCACCAGCTACACCCAATCCTGCTAACAATAATCTAGGATCTATTTTAGACTTATTTGCTTTAGCCCTAGCCTCCTCAGCCTCATCCCAATACATATTTTTGAAATCAGGAGCATAGGCAAAATTAGCAGATGATTTAGACTTAACAAACCTCCTAACAATTATCATTTTCTATTTACTTGCTCAACAACGATTTTTCCGTTTTTGGTACGACGACGGCGGGTGAAACTTTTTGATCCGGCTGCAATCATGCCACCTCCAATAAAAGCAGCAGCTAATGGGGCAACCCTGTAAGCACCTAACTTTCCTGGGTTCTGTTTTGCCCAACTAGCGGCAGCGTTTAAGTTGGCAGCATTTTTAGTGTTAGCAGCACTCGGATTCTTGACAACTTCTTGCATGGCTGCACCTGCTCTATCCTTTGCCTTTTCAGCAAGATATCGCCCGTACTTACGAAAAGGCTCTTTAATTAGATCAACGAGTCCAAAGTT